CAGCAGCTAACCACTTGAATGTGGAAGGGTCATTCTTCTCAAGACGTTCAGCAATACGTTTGTTAATCAACTCATAGTTAGTCAGCATACGTAAAGTTTCTTGGTTAACTGTATCGTCATCAACCATCATAATACTTGAGAAGATAAACTCACGAGGAGATACAGCTACTTGCTTACGGTCTACATGTTCTTGAGCTAATTGTCCTGCTTCTTCCACTGGTACACCAGCTGAGTACAAAGTCTCAAGGAATACATTAAGGTCTGGGAACTTTCGGGCTAGACCCTCATGTGTCATATCCTCAGCAAGACGAGCCTCTGAGATTACAGCAGGATCAACCTCAAGGAGTAGGGACTGTTCTTCAATTTTCTGTTGTTCTATAGGTGACGTTGGATCAATAACGATTCGATCTTCTTGTTGAAGACTCTCCTCATCATTTTGAAGAAGTTCCTCTAGGCTTACGATACTGCTCATTACTTTACCTATCTACTTATTATGTTGGAACTACATCACGGTTTTGGTAAGCTGTAATACCTTCACCAATTTTGCTACCATACGAAGCAGTAGTTTGAGCTATTCCAAAACCAATCTTTGCTATATCTCCGTATTTCTGAGCCTGCCCTTGGAAGAAAGCAACTTCAGAACTAAGCCCACTCATTTGTGTACCAAAGCCTAGCTCTGCTCCAAGTTGTGATTTACCTGCACCAACACCACCAGCTAGACCGGAGCTTTGTGCTGTGCCAGCTGACTGTGCAGAGGCTCTTGCTCGTGCTGAAGCAAGGATATTGGAACGGATAGCTGATCTACGTTGCCGTTTAGCTTGTAGGTTTGAGGCACGGGTCTGAGCATCCGCTGCCCTTCGTTGAGCTTTACCAGCTTTAATAGTACCAGCTATACCAGCTACCGCACCCGCTGCAACTACACCACCTACTACTGAGGCAGCAGTAACTGTACCTGTAACACCTCCTGCGATACCAATAGCCGTTCCAATCGCCGTAAATACAGCCATACTAAAATTCCTTCATGTAGTGGGTTTCAGCTTTTGAGTAACCCTTTTTCTCGTATATCTCTGAAAGATCAGTTATGTTTTCTAGGTAAGTCATGCCAACGTACTTAACACCATTTGACACAGCCCATTCTTCATATGCTTTCATAAGCCTAAAACCAGCAGTAGATGTTCTGTGATCTTTGTTAACATACCAAGCTATTTCAGTAGATATACTATCTGAAGAAAATAAAGGCTGAGCATACATAGCTGCGATAAGTCCTATTATCTCTTCATCTTTTTCTGCTACAAGTATCTCGTAGTTATCTATAGGAAAAGAACTGATGATTGCTTCTTGTGTTTTCTTAGCATCCCACGAGTAAGGTAGTTTAGACTCTTTGTGGAATTGTTTGAATAAGATAAGGCAGTCTAGTACGTCTTCCTCTACTGCTTTGCGAATGTTAATAGGTGTTGTTTTTACCACCAATTACCTCATATCCTACTAGGTGAAAGTCTTTACCTGCTGCACTTTCAAACCTAAGTTTCATTGAACGTCCACGACCACGGACTTTTGATTTAGTTACCACTGTATCAGTAGGGTAATTGAAAGAACCTAAATCGTTTGGGTCTACTACTGGAACATCTTTAAGTTTATAAATTTCACGGGGAGTACTGTTTGCCTTACTCAAGTTCCAAGACACAGACATCAAACAGCTGGATGGATTGATGAAGTCGTAGCCTGCGCCATTAGCTACATAACCATCTTCAGTCACCCGCATGTACGTTGTAACGTAAGGTGCAGTCTTAAAGGTTGTCATGTCACCCATGAAATCATAACCTGCTTCAGCATAGCTTTTGTAGTCTGCATTACCCCAGTCAAGATACGTAAACCCACGGAAGGTGGCAAAGGTCATCTTGCCTGTAGTGCCATCCCGTACAAGAACTTTGATCTCACTGTCGCCCTGTAGGTAGTCACGGTACAGTGTAGCAACGACAGTATCCGAACCATTAATGATTGTGTCTGCGCCGTTAACAACCTGTGTCTCTGTTGAGGTAGAACCTAGACCAGCATAGTAAGATGAACCAATAATGTAGCTTGTGTTAGCATCTTGATCTTCTATTCGCCAAGGATAAAAAGCCTGTAGTGCTAAGTCCATAACAAGTATATTGTTGTACTTGTAGTCTACTGTCTCAATCGCATCAGGGTAGAACCAAAACACTCTTTGGTTTACTTTGTCGTACTCTACGTGGACCTGTGCCTTCTTTTCATTAGGGATCTTATTCCAGAAGGTCTGAATAGTTGGGAGAGATAAGTTCTGTGCTGTTGGTACATTAAGGCTTTCACCCTGTTGGATAGCATAGATACCAGTCTTACTCCACCACACAGGCAAGCCATCTGCTACAATAAAGGAGTTCTCATTTGTTAAGCCTGTGTCACTGATACGAGTAATAGCATACTCAGTAGCACGGAACACGTTGTCTACACCAGCAACTGCCCACACACCATTCTCAGCAAACACCAAGAGGGATGCCCCTAGTACGTGCAACTTACGAATGTTGTGAGCATCAGGGATACGTACTACACCACCGTCAGTATCCAGTAGATCACTAATAATTTCTGAGGTAGGGTCATACACCTGATAGCAGTTACCTACATCAGCCATTCTTTCAGTAAGCCTAGAGAAGTAAACCTTACCACCATTCTTAGCTGAGTCAATACCTGCGTAGAATACTCTACCAGCATAGGCTGCAACACTACGGAACCTACCAGTTTCTGTCTCTGTTGTAAGCCCTGTACGTACTTTACTAAATATATTAACTACAAAGTGACCGTTGGAAGCAAGAGATGAACCTGTGTAGATTTCTTCCCAGTCAGTTTTATTGAAGGCTCCGTTAGCATCTTTTCCTGAGTACCAAGCATGCGTTAGAGGGGGGTAAATATTAGTTGCTCCGTATGTTGTTAAGGCAGCAGCACCTTTGGTCCCTACCCAACCTACGTTCTTTGTATCATAAATACGTTGTGCCGATGGCGCAACATTAGGTGAAAAGTATTGACTTGTTACTTCAGCATCGGAACCCTGCCAATCAAAGTCACGTTCTTTAAAAGCTATAACTGTCTCAGAGAAAGTCTGGGCAGATGTATTGAACTCAACATAGAATGTATTGATTGCTGGTGAAGCAACGATCAATGCACCATTCAAGGAGGTTACTTGGATACGTTCTTCTGAGGGGGAGAGATTGTTAGATGCAGTGTAGGTGTTAAGGTTAACAGTATCTGCATACTTATTAGCTGACAAAGGATTAGCTGCCTTCTCGTAGAAGTAAAGAATGTTGTTTACTTGAACTACTAGGAACTCTAGGTTAGTCTGACCACCTACATTGAACCAGTCTAGTGTCTGAACTAAAGCACCCTGAGGTACAACAATATCTGAGAGTACATGGTTATCTTCATATGTCAAAGCCTGACGCCTACGACGAGTACCGTCCCGTTCCAAGGCACAGTTAAGCTCATCTACTGACGCATTCTCAGGGAACGTAAGCTCAGAGGCCTCAGTAATGAGACCTTTAACAAAGGTATTAACTGTTCTCTGGATCAGGCTCTGTGGCATTTAGCATTTCCTTCTTGGCCTCACGAGCCTTGTACCTGTCATTAACTGCTTTACGAGGTGTAGTCTTCTTTAACTCTAGGTGTGCTATAACAGCTTTTAATGCTGCGGCACTACCTGTCCACCGTCCGTTCAGTTCTTCTGGAACCTGTGCTCCACTCTCGTACTTTACTGCGTAGAACTTAAAACCATCTTGAGGATTATAAACGATAAGAGCTTTTTCAGTCTTATTACTTTCTACTTTTATTTCTTGACCATCTTCACTTGTAATTAGGTTAACGTCTACCATAGTCGTTCTTAGGCCTTCCTACATTTAGTCGGTGTAGATCGTTTTGTACGTACACCTTTTGGCGTCTAGCCAACTGCTCAATCTTAGGGTCAGTACCTGACTTGAACAAAGACAAGGCTGTTGATTTAGCCTCAGCTAGAAGATATGGGAACATTACATCGTCAATGTCTGGGATAAAAGTATCTGTGTAGGAATCGAATGTTGGGAACCTTACACCGTAAGCTCGTGTCTTAGCTGAGGTAAGGGTGGAGTCTACTGATGACATGTAAGAGTCTAGTACTACATTCTCATCATCAAAGGAGGTATAGTAAACTGGCATTACATCGTTACGGATAAGTAAGATACTGTCTGCTTGTACATCCTCAACTTGTAAGACGTTTGAGGCAGTACTGTCACGGCTATCTGACACACTAAAGAAATCGTCTGGGCTTAGGTATGTAAGACGTTTGTATTTTACACTTCCAACTACTTCTGTCACGTTGTAGTCTAAGAACTCAATGTTCTTTATACGAGCAGGAAAAGAAAAGTGGGTAGGTCTAACTGAACTAGAGAAGGAGGTGAGCTTAATGGTTTGTGAATGTTCAGGGATAGCCCGTGCGGATATCAAACCGAAGTAAGTATTCTCAATAACACTAGCTATCTGAGCAGCTTCGTTTGAATCAGAAATACTGTTGATCTCCTCCGAATCCATATCGGACAAGATGTTCTGAACCATTTCGAGGAGAGTCATTTTCATGTTATGCACTCATTCCAATAATTGAGACATAGATGTTTGCGTAGTTTACATCTACGTTGTCTGCATCAGCCTTAGTTTTAATTTCAATGTAATCGTTCTGTGCAAGGGTTGTCAAACCAGTTACACTAATAGAACCCCAAGTTCCTGTAGCAATACTACGGATAGCCCTTGAGCCTACAATCTCTGTACCGTTCTTAAACAAGGCCCACTCTACATCCTTTGTTGGTCCTGTAGTCTGAGTAGATGACATTGTTACATTGATAAGACCAGTAAGACCTGTAGCATCGTCATATTTAAATCGTAGGTTAGGAGAGGTGACTACTGTAAAACCACTGGTTGTAGTAGAGGAGATAGAAGGAGATAGGAACTTCTCAGCAATATCTGTATCAAGAGAATAGGCATAAGGAGAAGACTTATTAAATGCTGTTGCAGCCCCTAAGTGTCTGTGGATAGGTTGCCATGTACCACTGCCAGAACCATTAGCAACGTAGGTCTGCCCACTACTAGCAGCAGCAACACCCTTAGGTTCGTGTAATGCACCACCTGTTAATACTGAATGTTCTACGTTAGCCATGTTAATCTATCCTTACCGGGGGGCCTTGTTAAGACTATTATACACAGAAGTAAAATAGTTGTCAAGCATAAAAGGGTAACAGGAGGAGATTTCTCCCCTCCCGTTGTATTTAAGTTTAAGCCATTGGCTTTGTAAGAACAGAAACCATGTTCTCTGGACGGTACAATTTCATACCATAACGTGCAGTAGTAACAAACTCTGTACGCTGATAGTCTTTGTTGTACTCAGTGTCCACGTTTGGCATCTGACGCCATGCACCAACAAAAGGCGACACAGCTTGGTCAGCTGAGAAGAACAAGTTGTTGATTGCGTTAGCTGGAGCAGCCGCACCACTGATAGTTTCTGAAGCCTTTGTAGCAAGGTAGTTAGATGTGTATACATCAAAACCATAGATGTTAGCTACAAAAGACATACCAGAAGCGATACCAGTATTTACGATACCTTCCCAACGTGGGTTGTTAGCTACAGTTGTCAAAGCTGAGAGGGTATTCATCTCAAATTCAACAGACGGATCAACAATAGCCACGAGGTTACGCTGTGGTACTTTACCAGTCTTCAATGCACGAAGAGCTTTTGCGAAGTCTGCAACTCCAATCACACCACCAGTACCCGAACCAATCATACGGTGAGAAACACCGTTAATGTCGTTAGGGTTAGCAGCTGTTTGACCAGTTTGAGCCAACTTCATGATGTCTGTTTCCAGACGTTCCATCAAAGCACGTTCCTGAAGTGGAACAAACTGAGACATGATTTGATTGGCGTAGTAAACATCCTGCATCGCTTTGTTAGTGATGTAGTTACTGGACTGTAGGTAGTCAGTAATGGTAAATGTAAACTGTGCATCGTCAATCGGTGTATAGGACACTGCTGTATCTTCAGCATAGTCAGCAATGGTTGCATCGCCAAGTGATGGGATTTTGAATGTATCTCCGTCAGGGAAATCACTCAACCAGTTGACGTATTTCATACCTTGCAGTTCGTCACGCAAGATTTCTTTAAGTTCTGCACTCCAGACTTCCGCCCGTTTAGCAAGTGCTAGTGTTGCTACTGTATTACCAGCCATTTCCGTATTCCTTTATTAATAAAATTTATCACCCAAGCGATCAGCATCAGCCATCATCGCACGTTGGGTAGTGGGTTTGTAGTATAGTGACGAGTTTTCCCTGCGAAGTTTCTGGTAGTAACCAAAGTCCTTCTCAGAAGAAGCTTGCATTGTAGAACCTTCAGTACGAATGCTCCCTTGAACCATTGGTGAAGGTTGAGGTGCAGACCTACCCATCAACTGCATAAATGCAGATGGTGACTTAGCAGCCATACCTTGTAGTTCACTAATAGGTAGCCCCAGTTCAGCTGCTTTCTGCTGTACCGCAGATGCTGCCTCTGTTCCGTAGGCTTTTTCAAGTTCCGATTCAACGACAGCTATGTTGCTTTTAGCAGCATTTGCTAACTCTCGTTTCTTCAGGGTCTGTTCAACTAGGCTCTCAATGTTTGCTTCACTCGACACAGGCTGGGTGTTAGCTGTATTCGAAGTGCCACCATTATTGTTGTTGTAGGGATCTGAAAGTTCGGTTGGGGTTGCCGAGGCCATTTCTTCCATCTTAGTTGTAACTCCAATTTTATAGGCTTGTTTCTCTAGGTCAGATTTTAAAGCAGCATTTTCTTGTTTCATCTGTTCGATAAATCTATCTGCTTCTACTTTACCTTTTGCTAAAGCCTCTACATCGTTGAACTTACGTCCTTCTCCCACAAGATCACCTAGGACTGAAGGGCTGGTTGGCTCTTCAAAGGATGATACTTGTTCACTCTGCGTTACAGGGGTCACCTGTTCTTCAGAAAATACACTCATTGTTATTCCTTGTCTAAATTAATAAGGTCCAGCACAGTGGTCACTGCTCTATTGAACCCGTTGCGATCTGCTTGCTTGTATGCCCACGAAGGTGAGTCATAGTCTGCAGCAGGGGTAGTATCCTTTAGCATAGGCTCTAGGATTTCTTTGAGTCGATCTAGTCCCTCACGTTGAGACTGCAATGTTTGTGCTACCGACTCTTTATCTTTCTTTGTCTTGCATTCTTTAAACCAAGCTGCCTTCATTCGATAGGCTCCTCAGAGACTTGCTCAGGAGTAGGTTGTAGTTCCTGCATACCCTGTTCAGCTTTCTCTTCTTGCTCTGCTTCAAACTCGACTTGAGCCTCTGTGACAACCTTCTGTGTCTCAAGCTGTTCAGTCACTGCAATGTTCTCACGGAACAAAGCGGGTTCACCTAATTCATCTGCTAACAAACGAGCAAACTCTTTACCTGATAGGTGTGACCCGATAGTAGGATCAGATGCTTTGATCTGGTACATAGTAGTGAGGTTCTGTACACGTTGAGCACGTTCAGCAAAGTGACGAGCACCCATTGGGATGATCTTACCATTGGCTTTAATATCTTCACGAGTAATCTGTGTGAAGAAGTACAGGCCTGTGTCCTCGTTTAGAACCTTGGCTGTATCCTCGTAGTCCATGTTACGACGAGATACTTCAAGCATAGCATTCAAGATTGGCTCAAGGAACACACGTTCGAAGTGAGCAGTCTTGTGTTGGAAGATACGACCTGCTGCTGTCATAAGCTGGTTGACTTCAAAGGCTGTCTTCTCACCAGCACTACGGATACCCATAGCCTCACGAGGAGCACCAGCCATCATCTCCATCTTAGCTTCTAAGTTCTGGATCTGGAAGTCAGCATTAAGGGCAGTCGAGTCAGGTACAAGATAACCTACATCACCATCATCACCTAAGTAAATACGAGCATTAGGTTCAAAGTCAAAGTCCTCTACATCACCACGGATCTTTAGGACAGGGTAAGCAATCTGATCAAACACATCTGCTTTAAGGTTTTCTAGGTGATCAATGCGGTACTGCATACCTACAAGATTGTCTAGTGGTCCCATAGAGTAGATGTTGTCAGGACGATCCCGCCAGCCTACGTGGAAGATAGGATCACGACCAAGATAGCTAGGGTTCTCTTCATTAGACAAAACGTATGCACGGTCAACGATTGTGATGATACGATTGTTTAGGAATTTACCTGACTTAGTATCGTAGATGTCTCCGTAGAATGTAAGTATCTCTACGTAGTCTGATTCGTAGTAGTCAGTTATGTTAGAGAAACCATCAGCTACAAAACCGTCTGACTTATTAACGTCTACTTCGTTGCCCTTAGCTGCACCACGGTTACCTAGCATCTTATTGAAGATGTCAGCCATGTACTGTTTATCTGGTGCGGTCTCGACCATACGTTGCACTTCACCTAAGGTAACAACAGAACGTATAATCTTAGGAGTATCAGCAAACTCAGCAGCTACAGGATTAAAGCAGATGTCGTAAGGAGAGATACGTACTAGCTTTGGACCTATGTAGTTTACAATACGATCACCGTCTTCAAAGTTAGTTACCTTGCGTTGGTAGTCTACCATAGCAAAGCAGTTACCGTACTGGATGTAATCATTGATAAGTTTACTTGTTGTATTTACAAAGTCTGACTGACGTACCTTGTTTTCCATGTACGCCTGAATAACGTCACGTTTAATCTTAACATCTGATTCAGTATCAGTAGCTTCAAAACGAAACCAACGCTTCTGTGGAAACAAAGCGGCAAAGTAGTTAGCATGTAAGTTATCAGCAATTTGTGTTAGCTTAGGTGTCGTAGTTGAGTTAGACCACGGCAGCTTGTTGTTACTCGTAGTACGAGTGTCTGTAGCATAGACGTAATTACGTAACTCTTTCCATTCTGTGATCTTCTCAGAACGAGCATTGTTCCATGATGACCAACGGTTGGAAATGTCCACAGCTAGGGTGTGTGGATCAATAATGCTTTCAATGTCGATTGTAGTGCCAGCCATGATGACTCCTAGTCCTAGCCTGTGTGATAATAATAACACACCTTAATTTCTTTGTCAATAGTTAAAATGCAACACCACCGAATTTAGGATGGAATACTACATTATTATCTTGACTTCTTATTCTCTTGACAGCATTGCCAGGCTTAATAGCTACTTCAACAGCAGCTGCCAAACAGTCTTTACAGTCATCGTGGGCAGGGTTATACGATACTAACTCTTCTTCTAAGACTTGGCAGTTACCACCACGGTAATGAAACATCTGTAGGTTGTCATACCTAGGCTCAAGGATAGCTGCTATACGTTCTTCTTTAGAACCTTGGTGTCTGTTGGGGCGGTGCTCATCAATCTTTAAGGCAAGGCCATTAGGTTTAATGTAGTTATCTTTAAGTTCTGTAACAATAGCTGACTGAGCAGCAGTACATTCAGCCCTTAGTTTCCTGAAGTCCCAACGGTTAATCAGGTCTAGGATATGTTTAAAGTACTCAGAGATCCTGTCAGTCTTGAAACGATCAATGTCTAAAACATATACGTTATTTTCAAAGTCCACACCAATGACGACAATGGCGGTGTAGTCGGCACGTTTACTGACGCTGTAAGCAAAGTCCACAGCTGCACTAACATTTAGTTTACGTCCTTTGTAGTGCCACTGCCCGTTGTCTCTATTCATGTGTTTACGATCATAGTACTGAAACCTGTCGTAAGCAATAGGTTGTGTATCTGGGTCAGTAGGATCGTTGTAGTACTGTGCTCTGAACTGAACCCTGTCTAGGTACTGTCCACGTTTCTTAGCTAGGATCTTAATGTTGAACCCAAAGAACTTACCGTCCTTACGTGTTTGACGAGGCCACAGAAAACCGCCAGTACCATCACCAGAATCTTCTACTGCTCTCTCCATGACCTCATAGATATTTTCTTTACCTGTAAGCTCACCTTGATTTGTGTAAAGATCTTCTTCCATACCCATCAAATCAGAGTAAAGATCCTTGGGGTGGTAACGAGTTCCTACTACCCACTCCCTAGCTTCACTACCCTCAATAGATGAAAGCAATGAGTATTGGGATTTAACTTTGTTCCGTCCCTCGTTAGTGTAAGCATTCTCAAATACAACTACATCGTCGAGGACAGCAATATCGCAGTGCATCCCTGTAAGGGAAGTAGTAAGACCACCAGTAAAAATAGACGGGTCACGTATAGCTTCCTTCTTACGGTCAGGGTGGTCTAAGGCTATCTCAGAAGTAGTCCACTTTTCTCGTTTACTCTCATCCTTATGTAAGTGTTGAGGCCAGTACTTCTGATGTATGTCTGACTCAAAGATGTTCTTGATAAACGACAGCTGCTTCTGTGCTAGGTTAGATGTAGCTGAGATGTAGAGCACCCTGAGTGTAGGGTTCTTAGTTAACTCCCAAGCTACCCGATAAGCTACCATAGCTGACTTACCGTGATCTCGTGGGAACAAAAGTAACTGATGGGTTTTAGACTCTTGCCTAGTCCACCACTTACAGACATCTTCGTGACAACTCCCCAAAACACGCTGGGGAGCTACAAGTCTAATAAAAGTAATAAGACTACTTTCAGCAGCTTCTCTTATTTCTTGGGGAGTTGCCATTAAGTTATACCGCTGTTGAGCCAGCCATGTCAGCTTGAGCCATTACCCAGCTATAACATTTGTCCATGAATGCGTCACCCGATGCAGCTTGAACGTCATCTAGGTTTGCGTGGAACCTAGAGAACGCAATGTCTCTGGTATCATCAGTTGGTGTTGCTGTAGCGTAAGCAGCCAGATCAATCATGACACTGAACTTTGGGTCATCACGTTGGCGGCTGATGGAAGCCGTTGCGATGCGCCAATAGGCGTTGTTGAAAGCAATACCATACTGGCTTGTGCCTTCTGCGATGTTGTGTTGGATAGCCATTTGGAAATCTCCTGTTAGGCGTTAAGTTTGTAAGGTAACAATGTGTTATTCTCTACGGGTTTATAAGTTCAGTGGTGGTTATCGTTGCGACCCACGAGATGTTCTTTGACGCCTGACCTGTTGCTAGGAAATCTATGCCTACGACACCCGTATCTACATTGAATGTTGCTATGTCAAAACCCCAAGACGGTGTGTTGTCTACAACATTGATAGTTTTAGTCACTAATGTTGGGCTTTCGTTAGAAGCTGTCTTTACAAGACCTTGAACTTGCCAAGCTGCGGCAAGGTCACCAGTGCTGCCTGTCTCTCTAGCTACAACCATTCCCGTAAAGGCGTACGCAGTGTTAGCGCCAATGAACATCCGGTTTCTACTTGTGTTGCTTGTCCCCGCACTATTAGTAGTTAAGGCTGTTTGAGTGGCATTAGTGGTCTGCTTCATTAGTACATATGTACCCTGCTGAGAACTACCTGTGGTGTTGTTTATCCTGTTAGCAGTGTAAGCCATCTTACCGATTATGTCAGACTTGGCGTATCTCCCCAAAGCCCACGAATAGTGTTGCGTAGCCTCACTGAATGCGCCAAGGGCGTAGGCATTAAAACCCCCAGAACTTATGCAAGGGCCAACAGAAAGTCCTATTGAACCTGTACTTTTTGCATGATATCCAATCGCTTGGGCATAATTGCCTTGCGCCCCGTAAGTTGAGGTGCTGTCGGCTATGGCTGCGGCAAACGAGTTAGTCCCAGACGAATACGCCAGACCTATAGCAACCGCATTAGTGCCTGTAGCCACTGGCTTGGTGGAAGTTCCATCGTAGTTTTCGGCGAATAGATCGGGGCCACCGCCACCACCACCCGCATCCTCCCAAACAGCAAGGCCAGCACCGTCTGAAGTCAAGACTTGCCCGTCTGTACCCGTTACAGTGGGAAGCGTGTAAGTCTCCCCAATGCGTACTGTGTTTTCTGTGCCTCCAATGTTTATTTGGTACTGTGCGGTGCTGGTAATGCTTTTACCAATCGCCATAGAGTTAAAGTGGCTGACGTTGTTCAGCGATCCAATAGTGTAGGCGTGTGTCGTAGAGGAAGTATTGGACTCACCTACCGAAAAAGCCTGTGCGCCTGACACAGTATTCTGCCTACCAAGAGATACAGAATCCGTATTACTAGCCTTCGCCCCCATCCCCAACGCAATACTACCAGCGCCCGTTGCCCCAAAAGTGCTGCCGTTGTTGGCTATGGCTGCTGCGAACGAGTCTGTGCCGGAAGAATAACCTTTCCCTGCGGTTATAGACCTTATGCCTGCCGATATCGCTGAGTCTCCAATCGCCACAGCATTCGTACCAGTAGCCGATGGCTGTGCGGCGGGACTGCTTTCATTAGCCGTGTAAAGATCAGCACCACCACCGCCGCCCGCAGCGATCCAGTCGTAGTCCGTGCCAGTCCATGACAAGACCTCACCAGTCGATGCTGTGCTTTTGTTTAGGTGGGTGTCTACGTCTGCGTTTGTGTAGCCTGCTGGGACCGTAGCCCAAGTCAAGCCACCAGTGTTGCCGGATTGTGCTGAAAGAAAGTAACCGTTGGTTGGAGCATTCGAGACTTTAAGATTAGCTTCGTCTACTACGTTGTCCGTAATGACTGTAGCACCGTCACCAGTTGAGGTTACTTCACCTGTGTGGTTTGGGTGGACGTAGTTGTTTGCACTTGTTGCTATTGTGTCTAGCTTGCCGCCATCTGTGGCAACGTCACGACCATCAAAAGTGGAGCTAGTTGTAATCGCACCCGTCATAGCTCCGCCAGACTTAGGCAGGGCAGCGTCAGCTGTAGTACCTTGAGCCGCTGTAGCATAAGCTGTTGCTGCTGTAGTAGCCGCAGTACCAAGACCTAAGTTAGTTCTGGCTGTGGCTGCGTTGGCTAGGTCTGATAGGTTGTTGGCTGCAAGTAGATCACCTGAACCTGAACCAGCAGCACCCCTCAAGTCTCCTGTAACAAAACCAAGCCCATCGTCTGAAGCAAAAGTAACTACTCCGTTAGATGCGTTGTAGCTTCCACTCGTCCAACCAGTTCCGTCTGTACCATTTGTTCCGTTAGTACCATTTGTTCCGTCACTACCGTCTGTTCCGTTAGTACCAGTTGCTCCTTGGATACCTTGGGAGCCAGTAGATCCTGTAGGTCCAGTAGGCCCAGTAGGCCCAGCGACTGTCGATGCGGCACCTGTAGGCCCTGTAGGACCAGTAGGGCCCGTGCTACCCTGTGAGCCAGTGTCGCCCCGTGGGACAGTAAGTACACCTGTGCCGCTGTTGTACGAGACAGTAGAACCAGCGGCACCAGTGGCTGTGGTTAGTCCTGTGATGGCGTTCTTGCTGGCTAGAGCGGCTGCGGCAGAGGCAGAAGCCTCGGATGCTTTTGTGGTGGCTGTGGCAGCAGATGCCGCAGCACCGTCCACGCTGCTTTGGATTGCGTTAGTTTGATTACTGGTAATTGCGGATCCATTGTAAAAACTAGTCTTGTTGGCCATCTAGGTGCCCTCTCAATCTGTATACGTCTGGGTGGGGCGCATGACCTGGGTGCTTCCGCTAGTCTCTGCCGTGTCTGCCTGCTCTTGGATCTCTGCAAGGAAACCGGAGGCCTTAGCCTCGAACAGCTGACCACGTTCATCCAGGAAGTAGTCCCCGGCATAGCCTAGGGCCATGTAAGTGATAGCGTCGGATGCCAGGATCGTAAGTTCGTTAGTGTCTGTGTCTGCCACCAGGGCATCCAGTTCACCATAGTAATCCAGGATTAAAGTCCCAGAGGCTGGCCTAGGGTGCATCAGGAAGGTGCCCTGTTGCCTGGTGAAATACTGAGGGATGCCCACTTCGCCACTAGCCTGTGCTGCCACCATCGTGTGGAGCGGGATTCGGACTAAGCCCTGGCCACCATAGTAGATAGCAATGGCCTCGAGGAAGTCGCTTGGTAGTACAATGGATGTAACACCGGCGGCTGATGAGAAGGCATAGGACTGCTGTTTCTCCATGGCTGGGATCCGCAGGGTACGATAGATGCGACCTATCGACTGATCGATGAACGTATCGGCCAAGGTATCGGTGCAGTCACTTCGGTTTAGGAGGGCAAGGAAGTGTGCCCGGAGTTGGCCTTTGTTCATATCTTAGATCCGTTTCTCTGTGGTGATGAAGGCGTCCAGGGACTGCTCACGGAGGCGCTTGATGATGGCTTTGCCACTTTCCTCGTAGATGTTGAAACCCTCACGGGTCCACTGTTCGATCACCGCTGTTGGGATGGATGCCACTCGCATCATGTCACCTATTGGGGCCTTGGCACTATCGTGCTTGGCGTCCTTTAGGTCGTCCAGGAATGCCTGGGAGATGTTCTGGGTATGCTTTGCTATTAGGTTGCCTGACTGTTCAATAAAGTCAGTTGTTACGCCCACCAACTGCGTGGCGGTGCTCTTAGTATCTGTGGTCATGTTGGATGTCTCTTTGGGGGAGGGGGGTATGGTGGGGCCGCCCAGGCACCCAGGTAAGGAGAGCAAAACCCCAGGGTGGACGGACGGCCCCTACACTAGCCTATGAAAGGCCGGTGATCTTCACTGAGTCGCCCCAGTTAGTGTGCTTGCAGCTATATTCGCCGACCACATAATGACGATCTGAGTCACCATTCTTGGCCAATAGTGTGCGCGTGAAAGGACGCAAGACACACTGCTTGAACATAGTTGGGTCGATCAACAGAGCTACTGTTGTCAGCATGTGGCGGTTCAAAACCACCTTGTATTCGCCAAATGGACTTACGTATAAATCCACCACGTTCACCAAGGTTTTACCCTGGGCGATCTCGCGGTTACGACCGGAGGCTGCTGAGAAGCCAGCGACGATAGTACTGTCGGCAGGCTTCACCATGAATACGCTCGGTGAGCTACCATTGGTGAACGCTGTTTGACCAGCTGTCAGCAACTTTGCCTCGGTAAGGGCATCCGCGCTGCCAGATCCGGCGTCAACATCTGTAGAGATCTGATTGATCAAAGATGTCATCTTACGGGCAGTGGTTGCGTTGCCTACCACAGTGGCCTGGGCCACACCGACGTAGGCGTGCTCTAGGTCACGTTTGATGCTCTTGAGTGTACGTCCCAGCTGGTACGCAGTCTCTTTTGCACGTCCGTGAGTACGAACCGAATCCGAGGTTGCCGAAATTGAGAAGGCCTCAGAAAGGATCTGGGTTGTGTTGGTACGCTCTGTAACGTCTGTCAGTGTGACATCAGTTGCTGCGGCTCCCTCCACCTTTGCATTCACCGCTGCTGAACGTAAACTGTCCTCCAGAAATGAGAATGTACGAGCGGAAACCTTCTCGGATTTCATCATAGTTGTCATGGGTGTATCAGTAGGGGTGATATCCATGATTATGTCGGAAACGTCCTCAGCCTGGCCGACGGAGTTATAGGTTGTAAATATTGCCATGTTTTTCAGTGCCTTATAGAGTTGATGGGATTATTCTTCCCAGCGGCTCATCAGGGCATCAGCTATATCATCTAGGTCTCCGGTCGGGCTCGTATTCTGTCTAATTCGTTTTGCCGTTAGCTCACGCTTGCGGGTTGATGAATCAGTTTGAGACGGTGGAGCCTTCTTTGAGCGGAGTACTTTGCCTTTGGATGTCTTGACCTTCATCGCTTTCGCTTTCTTTGTTGAGGCGGTTGCTTTGGTTTGGTCATAGAGACGGGCTTTGTTTAGAAGCATGATGACATTTGGATCGACGTATTGATCGACCGCCTCTTTAGGGAGACCTACGGAGACAGCATACTCACGGATATTGTTGTACATTTCATTACCCCAACCTGGCACGTTCTCTTGGAGTGTTTTTATGCACTCTTGGGCTGCCTGCTGTTGTTGGGCTTGGAACTGCTTCTGAGTTTCCTGGTAAAAGCTGTTAGACTCTTCCTGGAGGAACTTCAGATCCGTTTCTGCTTCTTTAGCCTCACGGCGTAGTGCCGCAAAGTCTTCGACCGACATCGACCGGCTGGCGACTAACATGTCTAACTCAGCGTATGGTTTGTTTCGGGCCTCGGCTCTCTCTAAGAGCTTTCTATAGCTGAAGTCCGTCCGAGCTAAGGCATCATCTGCCTCTTTGCGCTTGGAAGCTACTTCTTGAGACTTTCTCGTTAAAGATGCTTCTTGGCCATAGAGTCGCTTGAGATCTTTCAGGGATGCCTGCTTGGTGTCACCGTCAACAGTGATTTCAATGAGACTGTCGTCCGACAACTCAACCTCATCGAGGTCTCCATCGTCTTCTGTGGTCTCATCTTCGTCAGCGTCTTGAGTGTCCTCATCAGGGTCCTCATCGGATCCTTCGTCTTCCTGGTCGTCGTCGTCATCTTCGTCAATATCATCCGTGGCCTCTTCTGTCTCGTCGGGGGCCTCGTCTGTCGCCTCTAGTTCCTCATCTTCAGATAGGTCTTCACCGTCTGACCAGCGGTCTAGGATGGCATCTGCTGCATCTTCGATATCCTCGTATGCAGCTGAAGGGGTAGCGTTCTGGACGTTACTCATGGTCCTGCTCCTCTTGGCGTGTGTCGCCTTTTGCAAGTATCTCATCACGGATGGACACCTGTTGTTTCAGTGTATCAACCACGTCGACTAGGGCTCGATAGTGGCTGTATGCTTGCTCTCGTTCCTTAGCCTGGGTGGGCTGAGTGTTGACGAAAGTCTGGAAGGAACGCTCGACTAGGCTGTTGATGACCTGGTTGAACGCGGGTTGTGACAAGACGGCCTCTGCCGCCTCGCCAGTTTCGATCATTTGCTCTTCTTGGTTCATGGTGCTCTCTTGGTTGGGTGGGTCTAGCCCGTTGGTGACGCAATGCCTCGAACATCTTCAGCGTTCCTGAGGATCTCGAGTTCAGCCCTGTCAGTGGCTGTCTTGTGCTCGAGTTGGGCCTCTTTGAGGTCAATCGAGTCAGATTGTATTGCGAAGCCGCGCTCAGCCTTGGTCGCTTCAAGTTCAAGTTTGAGTTGTGCGATTTGTGCGTCCGTTTGCTGTTTAAGCTCCGCAATCTGGGTTTGTCTCTCCTGGAGTTCCAGCTGTTTCTGCTGCATCTGCATGGCCATCTCTTGTGCCTGGTCAGGCTGAGGTGGTGGCAGTTGATCCGGGGGTGTCAGGTAGTCAGCGACATTCTTGATGCCGTTGTTCTCCATGACATGAGACATTAACTTGTATTGGTTCTGTGGTTGATACATCGTTGCCAGGGTAGGATCCTGAGACATCAATGTGTGGAGGGCCAGGTACTTCTGAGCCTCTTCTATCTGTTCACCATAGCCCAGGTGCATCTCGACAGTGACATCGCGCTTGGCACCCCATTGTGACGGGGAGACAGCTACATAATCACCGGCCAACTCTACGATCTTCTCCTCAGGTTCATTCTCGATGACGAGGCGGTAGATCATCTGGTAAAGGGGCTTCAAGAAACCGGTGGCGAAGTTACGGGCAATGATCTTCTGTCGCTGCTGTGACATCGTGGCCAGCTGTTCGACCATGGCTGCCGAGTTCTGCTTACTAATGGCATCTTTGTTTAGGCCCTGGGAGAGACGTGAGACGCCTGTGGTGTCCTCTTTGTCTTCATCCAACAGTTGTAGCGTCTGAAACACAAAGGGGTTCAGGGACGCTTGTGGCATGGGTGAGATAGCGTCTGGGCGTGTCACATTCAGGATGCCGCCAACGCGGTTGTCTATGAGTTCCTTGGGGTTGGTTAGGCCACCCTTGACCACCATGTAGCGGGGGTTGTTGGTGATCATAGTGTGGTCCAGGATTGACCGTGTCAGGACTGTCCTGGCGTTCTGGATTGGGATGACCTTAGATCCGAAGTTGTTACCAAAGAAGGCATGTGGGATCGGCAGTGGAACAAAGGCCACGAATGGCCGGTGGTTTGTCTTCTCCATCTCCAGGAGGACATTGCCGGCCTTAACTAGGCGATAGAGTTCTGCGACCCCTGTGCCCTCAGGATCGATCATCATGTAGCTTTCGTACACCGTGATCTGGCGGACCTGGTCCTGGTATCCTTTGACGTTGAAGCCACGGTCGTTGCCGATCTCTTCATGACGTGCCAGGACCTCTGGGTCTGTCTCCATGTCCACATCGGAATGGTCACCGATCTTCTCGATCTTCTTCTCGTCGTAGCCCATCTCCCGGAGCTCTGAGAGCGTCTTAGTGGTGCGGTGGGCACAGAATAGCACTGAGTCCAAATCACGGGCCTGGGGCTCGATGATGAACTCCTCAGGTGCAATACTTTCGATGCACACTTTGTTGGCATCAGTCGTGATGCGGAGCTCACCGCTGAACAGACCAAAGTTCTCTACTAGCTCCTCAATCTCGACGTTGTCCTGGACTAGGATCTGGTCTAGTTCTTCTTCTGTGATGTCTGTGACTTCTTCAATGTGGCTCTCTTCACCGTAGTAGTAGAAGACCTTGGCAATACCGGCCCTGGCAACCAGGCCATCGTGGATGACGGACTGCATGACCTCAAAGAGGTTGTTCTGGCGGTTGGCTACATAGTCACAGTACTCGGTGGCGACATCTGCAACCTTCTGGTCGTCGGCGTTCTGAGGTGCAAAGCGGACAGTCTTGTAGCCGGTACTGAAGGTCTCCAGGAGGGCTGCCTTCATGCTCTCCACTGTGTCATAGACATCCATGGAGACATACTTGGAGTTACCGTCGTGCGCTGGGCGTGGGAGAGTGGCGTTGTAGTAGTCAGTCACACGTTTGCGCTCACGGCTGATCTGGCTGTCATAGTAGCCAATACTGCGGCGTATATTGTCATCTAGGATTGAGACAATCTTGTCCTCGTCTAGCTTCTTGTACTGCTTCTTATTCATATGATCAGACCATTTCGATATAGTAGTCATCTGTTGACTGTATGGGTTCCCACGCGCCTTCATGGATGTGGTTGGCGAGAGCGAGGCTCATGACGCAATCGTCAAAACAACCTGCCTCGGCCTCCATGCCTCCAGACGGGGTGACGATGTAGGTGAGCATCTCGCGGATCGTTGTTTTGTCATTAAGTTCTATTTCACCCTCGCGGGCGCAGGCCCGGAGCTCATCGATGATCAGGGGCTTGGTTTTGGATGTTGTTGTGAAACCCAACTTGAGGGTCTCTTTCTCCGTTAACTTGTCCACCTGGATCTCGGTGTAGAAGTGGGGGTATGCCATGTCTTTCCCGAGCCTAGTACAGGTCAGGATCCCGTGGCTGTTGTTCTCCACAATGATGAAAGCCATGTTGAAGAACTCACCGAGCTTATAGAGCACAGTGGCAAAGTAATCTGGGTGGACCCTGGACCGGTAGGTTGCGACCTGGCGTTTCTTACTGTCGAGGACCTGGGCAACACTGTAGTCACCACCCCGGACGCCCATGGCGACATCAGCGCCTATTGTGTACTGCTCACCGGGGTCGATAGTCTTGTAGAGCGTAAGCTCACCTCTGACATTCTCGAGCCATTCGTCACCCTCTAGTGCCAGGCGCTTCTTAGGCTCCTCAGCAGTGCCTAGGCTCTCCTGTAGGCCCTCTGGGTTAAACACAGGGCGTCCACTTGTCAGGAAGGCTTCCTCGGGCTCCGCAGGATATTCTTGTCGTGTCAAATCGATGCCGTTCTGTGCGATCTTGCGGCGTCGGAACATTAGCTGCTCATCGTCCAGGTCGTACTTCTCACATAGGTCTTCTTCCTCGGGTGTGCGCTCGAAGTTCTCTGGTACGGGCTCACGATATTCTGGGTCAAGGAACCAGGGGATAAACACCGGCACATAGCCATTGGTGCCATCAACAGCACCTTTCCAGAGGTCATAGAATATACCACTGACACCATTGGCTGTACTCTCGACAAAGATGGCTGTGCCCTTCTTGTTTGGGACAGCCTGGGTCATACCATTCCAGTTCTCAGCTGCCGTCGACTTCTGCCAGAACGCAAGCTCAGAGGCATGAACGTGGGTTAAGGTCTCACCGCGACCAATGCTCTCACCACCAGCTGTGGCAACGACGTAGGAGCTATCCAGGACATCGAAGGTAAGCTCTCGGCGACTTGAGTACTTGGTGTGGGGCTTCAGGAGCTCCGGGCAGTTGTCATGATACCGTTTGGTCATGTCAAAGAGTGCCCTGGTGCTGTCTGAGTGGTGGGTGACCACCATAGCCTTGCAGGCCCGGCGTTGGGACACACTGAAGTACAGATAGCCACCAACGTGGGTAGAGAGACCCTGCTGTCGAGCCTTTAGGATGATGATGCGGACCTTACCATCAGTGGCCATTTGTTTGTCCACGGCATCCTGAAGGATGACCTGGGCTGGCTTGAGTTTGAGGGGCTGGATGTCGCCATCCTTGGTACGGATCTTTAGTGCAGACTTGCTGTAGAACTCAAAGTCGTCGTACAGGCGTTTGCGGATCTGTTTAAGTCTCTTGTCCATCGATTTGCTCTTCTTCAGTGTCTGCTACTAAGAGCGACTCCAAGAATTGCTCGGCCTTACCGATAGTGACTTCGGATTTAGCAGCTGGTTTAGTCTTAGTGAAATCCAGGACCATACGGGCGGCTGTGAGCCGGTCCCTGTTTTGGCCAGGTTCGCGCATGATCTCTACGGCGGCTTTGAGTGCCTCGATTGCATACACGTCGTCAATTTCGTTTTCTTTTGCCATGATCTTAACGATCCTTTCAGCGTCTAGTTTGGCCTGCTTCCTGATGGGGGCGATTTGTTTGGCTGTGTAGCCATCAGGGGTCCCCTGGGGGCGGCCACCTTTATTCTTTCTTGTTGCCAACATTAGACGAAACTTTGCTCGTCCCTCGGGTGTTTTGTGCTGGAGAGCCAGAGGGTTTATGCTTGGGTCCCTGGCTTGGTTTGGGTTTTTGGGGGGCCTTGGTGCTTTCGCTCGGGGGTGTAGTGGTGCTCCCATCCTTTGTACTCACAATGCTGGTTAGGATTGACAGGGTAAGACGTGAATTGGGGCAGAACATCTGATCGGGCAGGGCTCGGCCAATCTCCTTTATGATCTCCTCGCGCTGGGCGGGGGTCAGGAGCGTTGACGTGGTCACGGCCTCGATTGCCTGGAGTATTGGGACCAGGTCTATTGCGGTCTTATGAATCATTTTGCTCTCCAAAAGAAAAGAGGCCCCCGGAGGGACCTCTGTTTGTTCTTATGCGGTTAGGGCGCCCATACCTGGGGGCGGGGGTGACAAGGCACCAGGAGGTATCTGCATCTGTTGTTCCTCCTCCTCTTCCTCGGCCATACCCTGGGCCAACATGGCCATGACTGTCGCAATTACGACGGCCATTGGGTGGCTGTAGAACTTCACCTTGTTGTTACCGGCGTTGTTGAACTGTTCGCGGATCAGGGCAGCTGTCTTGGGCATCACAGCCTTAGCCAGCTTGGGGTTGATCAGGTAGATCAAGACGGGATCAACGGCCAACTCTCGGATACCCTGCATGTAGTCGGTGTAGTAATCCATGTTGGCCTGGCGTCTGCCCATACCGGCGGTGGCATCTGCTTCGGACATAAGCCCAGCATCAACCTCCTTCTGGTAATAGTCCTTCCAGTCGTCGAGACTGTCCATTAACTGGCGAACACCGCGCAACGCACTGCGCTGGGCAGGGTCATTGGTTGTGTAGGCATCCACGTTCAACTGGAGGTTATCGATCTCCGACATGATGTCAGGGTCACCCTTACCTTCTAGTAGGGGTCTCAAAGCACTTCCAGCAAAGGATCCTGGAGGAGCACTGTTTATCTCACCAGTCACTGGGTTGGTGAACTCGGTGTCATTGACCTGGGATCCGTTGAGATCCAGGGGTCCCAGGGTCATACCGTGGGCGATCTCATGGATCACATTGGATAGTGCCTCGATGCCACTTACCCTGCCGCCATTGTCTAAGAGAGCGCCTGGGTTGAGACCAAAGATGGTACCCTCTGCGCCTTTACCGCCTTCATATGGACCCTTTAAGTAAAAGGAGGCCTCTGCATCTCGGTCGGCGTTCTTGTCTATAGCGTACCTAGACGCAAACGCCTCTTCTTGGCTGTCAAATAGGCGGACAGTGATGCCAAGAGTTTGAGCCAGGTATAGAGCCTGGTCTAGCGTCTGGATGCCATCTTCATACTTGGTTCCACGTTTGCCCACCTGGAAAGGCACCTTTGCCTCGGGGACAAACCGCTTGACCGCTGTGAGTGCTACCCTTGCGAGAGTACGCCCCTTGGTGGTGGGGCCAGTGACGGCATCGGACCTGGGTGCTCGTCCACCAGCTGGCCCAGGGGGGCTGAGGAGGGCGGGTTGGATGCTGTTGTCTGAGGTGGGTCCCGCATTGGAAGCACTTGGCCCTCCTCCTCCATATCCAGCTGCTCCAGTAGATCGTAGTCGATTTCCGACAGCAGCTTTTGCTGCATTTGCGTAATCTGGCGCTTCGTCATCTTTGTAGCCACGACTTTCTCCATCTTTCTGTTTAGCTGTATCGTATAGTCTTTTCTCAGGGTACCAGAGTAAAGCCTGCAAGTCACTCATATTTAGTGGCTCATTGGATATCTTGCGTATCTCAGGCGCGGTTTGAAGACGCTCAAGGGCTTGGGCAAACACAGACCGAATGAAAACACGTTCTTTAGGACCGGCTGGCATTTCAACCTGACCATCTATATACCCATATAGACCGTTTCCTTTTTTACGGAGCTCCTCACCACCTGGAATAGCATTTATTTGCTCACGCCAGGCGGGATCCATAGACTCCTTAGCAATCACCAGACTTAGTGTATGCACCATGTCCTTAGACATCTTCTTCCTAGGAAAGACACCAGATTTCTTAAACAGTGGCTTGAGGGCTTTAAGATCGGCAGTTTCTAAGAGAGACTGTATTTCCTTTGTCTTTGTTGCGATCATAGGCTTGTTAATCTTAACCAGACCGCCACGCCAGCGTCCTACGGTTCGCATGAGCCAACGGTCCATAGTAAGTTCGTCGAAGTTGCCATACAGGTTTGAGTAGAAACCACCGCCAATCTTAGGACCAAGGATAGCTGAACCACGGATCTCGGTATTGGCACTCTCTCCTGAGATCTTTACGCCATACTCCTTCTGGAGTTCCTTGAGGGGGAATTTACCATTCATGAACTCATCGAGAAGAGCATGGGCACCCCCGTCTGTGTTGGACATCCGCTGGAACTTCTCCAACATGGTGTGGTACTTCTGTAAACCCTGGTTGATGGCTTTTGCGGCTTTTCCGATACCCGCATCTGTGGGGAAACGACCTGTTGTTTTGATGGTCTCATAGACATCCAGGGCCAACTCAAAGTTCTTGTCGACCTTGAGGCCGTTGGATGTAACAGCAGTCGCCCAGATGAACTGCATCTTGGCTTTAGGGTCTGTGAGGACCTCTGGGTGTAGTTCAGCTACACTATTTAAGGCCTCCGTTACTGTCCGACCATACCAACCAATGGCATTCTCATTGTCTTTGAGTGCCTCTAGGGCATCCACAACAGCAAAGTCAGCCAGGCGGTCTATATTGGCGTCATCCAGAGTGTTTAGGTCGATGCCCTCGCGCTCCTGGGCTGCCAAAGACTGAGCCTGTAGGTCTAGTTTAAAGTCACGGCCTTTGGCGTACATCTTGGTCTGTGCAGCCTGGAAAGCGTTACTGAGGCTGGTTTCTAGAGAGACATCTGTCTTCTCACCGAATTGACGTGGCGGGGGGGGCATCTCAGGAACACTACGGCTGGCGTCAGACATTGCAGCTTCAGCTCGCATAGGGGTATAACGAGTGGGATCAGGTTCTGGTGAAAATGTCCCGTCTTTACGTATATATTGGAAGCTACCTTGTCCTGCTGGTTTTTTACCTTCAATCATACGGCTATCTAAGTCTATCTCACTTAGAGAATAGTACTCACCAGCCTTCAGCCCTTTAGTATCTATCTTTGCGGGTACTTCTCCATCAATGAAACCTAAGTCATCTTTTACATAAACAACAACAGGTACTTCATCCATCCCAAGTTCTGTAGCAGCTTTTAATCTATGATTACCCTCACCTAATACCATATCACCTGTCTTTTTACTGA